GGCTTCAAATACTAGGCACAAAAAAAAGGGAGAGCCGAAGCCCTCCCAAGGTTAATTAAATTTGGTTTTTAATATCAGCTATCGTAAGTGGCGTACCATCCTCACAGATGTAATGTGTACGTATATACTCAATTAAACCTGTCTCACCATAAAGACTATCAAAGTTACCTAATTGAACACCATTAGCTTTAGCCGAAATATCTGTAGGCCATTCACATACTGGTTGTGTTACTTCTAATGTATATAATTTTTTCATAATGTTTTACTCCAATGTTATGGACGTCCATGTCCGTTAAGGTTAATTAAACTTCAGTAATATCGCGATAGTAGTTGTCAAACTTTCTATCTCTACTATCTGGATTGTCATGCCATTCTTTATCCACTAGGTTGCCCTCATGATTAAAGATATAAATGCCGTAGTGATAACCGTTATTGTAATCGTTATGGCGTTTATGTAATCCTTCTGTCAACCAATGTACCTTCTTTTTAAGTAGTTTAGGGACTGCGTGCCTTTTCTCTATTACTAAATTAAGATCGGGAACTTCATGCTTGAATAACTTAAATGGAAATAACTTTAATTGTTTCATGATATATTCTCCAATAAGAGTCGTGCTTGATTGCTCGACTTGGTACCTATGATTACATAACTTTATCACAAGTCAATAGATAGCACTATATAATAAGTATTGGTAAACGCCGATAGTAAAAGGGTACACCCCCCGCACCCCCCGTATGCGTGTGCATGTGTAGTACATACCTATATATACTAATTTACTCAAATAAATCCAACTTTTTTGTAATTTAGTATAGACAAACACCCCCCTTTGTGTTTTAAGTACCTAGACAAAAAAAATTTTTTGCTCTATATTTAAGAAAACTGGTTGATAACCTGCGGAAAAACATGGCTTTAGCTATAGAACCTGAACTAAATGTCCCTATAACGGACGATAACCCTTTCACTGATCTAACAATTTCGGCGGACGGGGCGGCTAACTCTGCACTTTTTCTCGCAGAACATGGACTTAACTTAGAACCTACCAAAGAAGATCAAGATGTAGCGGCTAAATTAGCAGTCGCTTACGCAGATAACCCTGAAAATACATCTAAAAAGGCTACCGCCACCCGTATGGCAACGTTAACACCCGCGTCGTTAGTGCTAACTAACAGCATATTGACTGAATTTGGGCAGTCTGTGGTAGAAAGTGCCACTCAAATACGGCATTTGGTAACTAATAAGTTACTTTTAGAGACAGAAAACGACGATGCAAAGATAAGAATACGTGCTTTAGAGCTTTTGGGTAAGGTTTCTGACGTTGGTCTGTTCGCAGAGAAGTCAGAAGTAACCATTACACACCAATCTAGCGATGATTTACGTGCAAGATTACGTGGTAAGTTAGAAAAATTAGTAGAACCAATAGAAGATGCAGTGATTGTAGAGCCAAAAGGATTAGATATTGACGCAGAGTTAGGTGCAGATGACGCAACTGAATACGACGACTGACTTTACTGAAGAAGAAGTCCAGACAATGTTGGATAATCTTGATGTTTACTCAGATACAGAGTTAACAGAGATAAATAAAATCGTAGATGAGTTAGAAACACGTAAGGTTAACCAAGCTGCGTATGATGATCTTATAGAATTTGCAAAAATTATGATGCCTGAGTTCTTGGTAGGTAAACATCACCGCATTTTGGCTGATGAACTTATGGCTATTGAAGCTGGAGATCGTGATAGGGTGTGTGTCAACATACCACCACGTCATGGTAAGTCACAATTAGTGTCAATATTCTATCCAGCGTGGTTTTTAGGTAGAAATCCGGGTAAGAAAGTTATGATGGTGTCCCATACCACCGATTTGGCGGTAGATTTCGGTCGTAAAGTGAGAAATCTAATAAGTCTTGATCAATATAAGGCTATATTCCCTACAGTTAGCCTTGCAGTAGACTCCAAGTCAGCCGGACGGTGGAATACGAACGTCGGAGGCGAGTATTATGCCTGTGGTGTGGGATCAGCACTAGCAGGTCGTGGTGCTGACTTACTTTTGATTGACGATCCGCACTCAGAGCAAGATGTTATCAACGGAAACTTTGTTGTATTTGAAAAAGCGTACGAATGGTATACATTTGGTGCTCGAACACGTCTCATGCCCGGCGGTAGAGTGGCTATAATACAAACAAGATGGCATATGGACGACCTAACAGGGCGTGTAATTCGTGATATGACACAAAATCAACGTGCAGATCAGTTTGAAGTCATTGAGTTTCCTGCTATATTAGACATAATTGACGAAAACACTAGTAAAGAGGTACAAAAACCACTATGGCCTGAGTTTTTTGACTTAGAAGCACTATTACGTACTAAAGCGTCAATGCCAGTGTTTCAGTGGAACGCACAGTACCAACAGCAACCCACCGCTGAAGAAGCGTCAATAATAAAACGTGAATGGTGGAATATGTGGGGTAAAGATAACCCCCCTGCATGTGAGTATATGATTATGTCGTTGGATGCGGCAGCAGAAACACATAACCGAGCAGACTACACAGCATTAACAACTTGGGGTGTGTTTCTAAATGAGGAGACAGATGCGTATAATATTATTCTTCTTAACAGTATAAAAAAGCGGTTAGAGTTTCCAGAGTTAAAAGCGTTATGTATGGAAGAATATAGCACATGGGATCCTGATGCGTTTATTGTAGAGAAGAAAAGTGCGGGTACAGCTATATATCAAGAAATGAGACGTATGGGTTTACCTGTATCAGAGTACACACCACATCGTGGCTCTGGTGATAAATTAGCAAGATTGAATTCGATTTCTGATATTGTAGCCACTGGGTTATGCTGGATGCCACCCACACGCTGGGCAGAAGAAGTGATAGAAGAAATTGCAGGTTTTCCATTTATGAGTCATGATGACTTAGTTGACTCAACGGTGATGGCGTTGATGCGTTTTAGACAAGGTGGGTTCATACGATTACCAACAGATGAACCAGATGAATTACAATATTTCAAGTCGCGTAGGGGCGACAGATTCTACTAGGAGTAGACCATGGCCGTAGAGAAAAGTATATTACAAGCACCACAAGGTATGACCGATGAAGACTTGCCCGCAGGTGAAGCATTAGAAATAGAAATTGTTGATCCAGAAGAAGTCACGTTAAGTGATGGTAGTGTAGAGATTACACTCATACCTGAAGACGAAAGAGAAAATAAGTTTGAAGATAACCTAGCTGAAAAGTTAGATGAAGACGAACTAGGTAAACTTTCGTTTAGTATTATGGATAACATACAAGGTGATATAGACAGCCGTAAAGAGTGGGCGGATACCTATGTTGAAGGGCTAGATGTCCTTGGATTTAAATACGAAGAACGCACAGAACCGTGGGAAGGAGCATGTGGTGTTTACTCAACAGTGCTTGCCGAAGCCGCCATAAGATTTCAAGCAGAAGCCATGGCAGAAACGTTTCCTGCCGCGGGGCCTGTAAAGACTAAGATACTAGGTGATGATACCAAAGAGAAGACAGAAGCTGCTGAACGTGTCAGAGAAGACATGAACTTTGAGTTGACTGAGAACATGGTAGAGTACAGACCTGAGCATGAGCGTCTACTCTACAACCTAGGGTTATCAGGGTCTGCATTCAAAAAAGTTTATTACGAGCCAAACATGGACAGAGTGTGCGCTCACTACATACCAGCAGAAGAAGTTATCGTACCTTATGGTGCGTCAACTATCGAGACAGCAGAGCGTGTTACCCATGTAATGCGTAAGACTAAAAATGAGTTACGAAAATTACAAGCCATGGGCTTCTATCTTGATACTGATCTAGGTGAACCCAAAGCATTCCACACCGATATTGAAGAACGCAAAGCAGAAGAAGGCGGGTATTCTGTAAGTGATGATGACCGCTACACTATCTATGAAATACATGCAGACTTGTTCATAGAAGAACTAGATAAGGACAAAGATGAGATAGCTAAACCATACGTGGTAACTATTGAACGTGGTACAGGTGAAATATTAGCCATAAGACGTAACTGGAACGAAGATGATGATACCTACGCAAAACGTCAACATTTCGTGCATTACAACTATGTGCCGGGTTTTGGGTTCTACGGGCTAGGTTTAATACATATAATAGGGGGGTACGCTAGAGCTGGAACCTCTCTCATACGACAACTTGTTGACGCAGGTACATTATCTAACCTTCCGGGTGGTTTGAAATCCCGTGGTCTACGGATAAAAGGTGATGACTCACCGATAGAGCCGGGAGAATGGAAAGATGTTGACGTACCATCGGGTGCGATTCGTGACAACATCATGCCGTTACCATACAAAGAACCTAGTCAAACACTACTTGCGTTACTTAATCAGATAACTACAGAAGGTAGACGTCTAGGTGCTATAAGTGATATGGACATATCTGATATGTCATCTAATGCACCTGTTGGCACAACTCTAGCAATACTTGAACGTACGCTAAAACCAATGGCAGCGGTACAAGCACGTGTTCATTACTCTATGAAACAAGAGTTTAAACTACTTAAAGAATTGATGGCAGAATATGCCAGTACAGAATATAAATATGAACCTTTACGAGGTGCCATAAAAGCAAAACAAGCTGATTACAACATGGTAGAAATATTGCCTGTTAGTGATCCTAACAATACAACTATGGCACAGCGTGTAGTGCAGTATCAGACTGTGTTACAAATGGCATCACAAGCACCACAGATATATGACTTGCCACAACTACACCGTCAAATGATTGACGTGTTAGGCGTCAAAAATGCTGAAAAGTTAGTACCAACTTCAGATGACGCTAAACCTGTCGATCCTATTAGTGAGAACATGGCATTGTTATTAGGTAAGCCTGTCAAAGCATTTATGTACCAAGATCATCAAGCACACATAGATGCACACCGATCGTTTATTGAAGATCCACTCATAGCAGGTGCTTTAGCTAAAAACCCACAAGCCAAACAAATCATGGCTTCTGTGCAAGCACACATAGCAGAGCATTTAGGTTTCTTATATCGTCAACAGATGGAAGAAAAACTGGGTGTTACTTTACCGATACAAGATGCAGAACTACCAGAAGATATAGAAGTAAACTTAGCTCGTATGGTTGCTGAAGGTGGTAAACAACTATCGCAACAACACAAACAAGAGCAAGCACAAAGACAAGCACAGCAAAAAGCCAAAGATCCTGTATTCCAATTACAACAACAAGAAATGCAGATCAAACAACAAGAAGTGCAACGTAAGATGATGAAAGACAAAACTGACGCACAACTTGCACAACAAAAACTACAATTAGAGGCACAGATAGAGCAGATGAAAATGCAATTAGAGCAAGCTGAACTAGCTTTAGAAGAACGTAAAGCTGGGGCAGAACAGTCTGCACAACGTAGAAAAGACACTACACAGCTAGACCTTGACCTCTTGAAAACAACCATGAATGTAAATAAACCAAGAGGTAACTAATTTATGGCTAAAACCGTCTTTGACGTGCTAATAAATAAGATCACAGAAGATAGAAACTCTGTGCAAGAATTTCTCAGTGGGGGTGGTGCTAATAACTACTCTGAATACCGAGAACTAACAGGTAAAATCCGAGGATATGATGCCTGTATAAACCACATCAATGACCTCGCCAAAAATTACATGGAAGAAGACGATGACTG